ATATGTTTTTTACTATGATGCTTAGAATGCTTTTTCATAGTTTCTTTTTGCCGCTTAGTTAGGTCTTTCTTCGTAGGTTTTTTTGGAACTCGTTTCATTTCTGTTTTCTCCTCCCATCCAGATGCCAAACGCACCTGTCATGGCACCCATCACAACGCTTACAAATGCGGATTGTGCTGCTGTCGGGGCGTCCAAGTTCATAAACCACTCTGCACAACGCCAACTCATCAGGGTCATCACAAGCATCATGAAGCGGGGCAGAAGCTTCCATTTTGAGATGCGTTCGAATGTTACGTCAGCCACGCCTATTTCTTTCCGAAGAACTTCGTTGCCGAGCGGACGCCAAAGCTTGCAGCAACAATAACGCCCAAGCTGTACTGGTACCATTCAGGCATTTGCTCCAGTTGTTGAAATCCGTGTGCGACGACATCTTCCATTCCGGGTATGAAGGCAAGTATGAGGGGTACTGAAAACAAAATAACCAGCCACTCGTCTTTCCACGAGTTCTGGCTACCCTTTATTGCTTCCAAATCCCAGTCTATTTCGCCTGTGGCTTTCTTTTCCATTATGACCGCTTCGGCTTTTGCTCTAGCGACCTTTGCACCTGTTTCTGCCTTGGTCTTTTCAACCTTGCCTTCTAGCCATGTGCCAGCTAGTTGAGAAATCGGACCTATCAGTAGGTTTAACATTTCCACCTCTTTCGGGCCTGTCGTAAGCGGCTATTCGGGTCTTTAGCTGCTTTGGGAAACTTTTTCATTTGTCCTGCAGAGCGGGCGCAAAACGACTTGCGCCGCTTGGCATCCTTGCTGCCCGGTTTTACTTTGCCGGTTACCGCCGTTTTTAACTTCGAACCGGGATTCTTTTTACGATATTCTTTTACACCTTTTGCCGTCATGCCCGCACCCGACTTGGTAGGGCGATAGTTCGCACTCTTACCAGACGTAGAACGCTTGATTGGTGTTTCCTTTTTACGTGGCATAGTGGGTTTACCCCCGGCAGGGTTGCCTGCTTATATCATATATTAAGTAAGAAGTAAAGGGGGCAAGTTTCCCTGCCCCCCGTTTTGTTTAGGCGAAAGGTGCGCCTGTTCCGGGGTCACCCAAATCACACATGACTGCAACACAACGGATTTTACCGTCAAATGTAGCAGCAACACCGAGAATGTCGATGTTGTCTGCTGCAGTATACAGCTTTGCAGTTTGGCCGAACTCCTGTGCAACGGCAGAACCGCTAACATCAGTTACCCAAGTGTCTGCAGCAGCAGCGTCACCCATGTCAATTGTAGGTGAGCCTGTAGATGCGGCCTGATACACTTCGATACCTGCCATCAAAACCAGAGTGTTGTCTGGAATTTCAAAGACGTTAACGATGTCACCGACAGCAAGATTGGTAGATGTGAAGTCGAGAACGACCTCGACAGTCTGCATCTTCTTGCCAAGAGGGATACCAGCTACGGCACCAGTTACGTTATAAGTAGCCATAATTCAGTCTCCCTTACAGTGAGATAACGGAACGTACGAGGGCTTCCGGACGCATGACCTTACGGCCAAATACGTGGAGTCCGCGAACGATGTCGCTAAAGGTTTCAGTCGAACGTACAACTTCGGTCTTCGCAATGTGCGAAGCAGTTGCAGTTGAAGACATGTGACCGGCAAGGATTGGGAATTCACCTGCACCCAGACCAGTTACGTCAACAGTATCCGTGCCAGCGGCGTTCATTGCAGTTGACTTGTAACAAGCAAAACCGGCAATGTTGCCCTGTGCTACCAGACCGTTGCGGAGCGGAGAAGACGCATCGCCAGTTACCTGAACTTCTGCGAACTTAGCACCTGCACCAAACAGGGTCTCGTAGAAAGCTGGTGCAGCAACAAACCAACGATTCTCTTCCGGAACCGACTGGTCGTCGAGGGCACGAGCCATCTTGAGCATGATGTTGACAAGGTTGTCACCCGTCTGTGAAGTCAGTGGGGAACCGAGCGTACCGAGACCACTAACAGTGGCGGTAGCCGCACCCGACTCAGAAGAGATTCCTGCACCGTCGAACATTGCGGTGAGGATATTCCCGTCGTACTTGCGCTTCAGCGAGTATGCACCCGATGAAGTAGCAAGGGCTTCAAAGTTAACGTGAGACTGACGCTCTTCGATGTCGTCAATTTTGAATGCAAAAGCATTCGCTTGGTCCACGACCATAGTGATTTGGTCATCAGCAAGGTCTTGTGGGTTTACGACAGCACCGCGCGAGTAGTTCGACACAGTGATGGTTGGTTCTTTAATGATACGAACCGTATCGCCAAAGTTCTCAATTTCGCCAGCGTAATCAGTATTCGTGATGTCTTCTGCAACCGAAGCGCGACGAAAGAACTTGAGAACCTTTTGGCTGAAAATTTCCGGTGTAAAGTTACCGGAAGGCAGGTTGTTGTAACCTGATGCGCTATCAAAAGCCATTGGTCTGTCCTTCCTTTATTGGAGGTTTAAGAGTTGTAGTCAATTCGGCCTTCTGAACGTGCCGCGTCGAGTTCCGATTCCATTTTCTCGAACTCCCACGGCTTCATCTTGCCGATTTCTGAAGCTTTCCAAATCCGCTTGCCACCCGTGCCTTCAGTACGTACTTCCCTTGCAGGGGCTTTAGTCACGGCGTCTGCGGCTGATGCAGTTTTGGTCTTCTTCTTGGTTTGGCCAGTATCGGCCTTGTAGAGGTCCACTACTCGGGACGCCCATCGTGCATCTTTGTTGTTTTTATAGATGCCATCAGAGATAGACCCGGGTTGTTCTTCGAGCCACGCAAGAAACTTGTCGTCAGACTTGATTTCATTGAAGTCGGGCTGGAGTCGAAGCAATTCCTCGAAGGCTTTTTGCTTCTCTAGTTCCTTCTCTCGTTCTTTGATAGTGCCAAGTTCTTCACGGAGTTTTGATACTTGCGTTTCGGTTTGCATACTTGAAACCGTTTGTACAACTTCGAACACGTCAGGATAACGTTCTTTGAATTCTTCGAGTTCCTCTGCAGTCTTCGGTGGCGTAACTCCCCGGGGCATCTCTGCTGCCCGTTCAGTCATCGTCTTGCGAAGTCCTTCAATCTCGCTCTTGAACTCTCCGACCTTTTCGTCGTAGTGACGCTTCAAGTCGTCGTACCGCTTTTTGTAGTCGTGGCCATCATCCTTTTTGGATTCAGCAAAACTCTCGGATGCCTCTTGCGGAGTAGCCTCTTCGGGGTCCGCAGCTTGTGCTTCTTGAGTTTCTTCGTTATCGTCGTCGTCTTCGTAGACTTCGGTTCGATACTTTCCACGATACAGGGATTCGTTGTTAATTGTCCCAAACGAATCGTTTGCTTTGTTGGCTCTTTGGCCTCGTACTTTTTTTGCCATTTTTTTACCTCACTAGCGGGGCTACTTGGCTTGTAGGTAGCCGCTTCGGTTGTGTCAGGGCCGCGAACACGCGGGTAGCTGACGAATATCAGTCTGGTGCTTTGTAAAACTCGTGTTGTCCATGAGTTGTGACCAGAACCAAATTTTCGCGCATCCACTGGTTAGGAGCGTCTTTTCTTGTGTACCACATCACATCATCAGATATGATAGGACCAGATTCCATTTCACCGCTGAGTAGGTCTTCGGCAACGGCCATCGCTCGTGCCAAACCCTTCTCGTAAGACTCACGCCGGGTTTTGAAGTTGGTACGCAAACCCTTGTTGCGTTTTACGTCCATTCCCACGTACTGGTATGCACCCTTGTCGAGTCTACTTAGGATGACATCTCGCGGAGAAGTTTGCTTCTTAAACTCTGTTCTGTCCGATGCTGCTCTGTGCAACACTGTCTGTCCTACTGCGTACATGTTCTCTACGGGGGCCGTGGACGATGCCGTTTCTGACATCAGCATGTGAGCCAGCAATTCAGTATCAGACAGGGACTTGTAAAATTTTTCGTTGGTTGTGCGGGTTACCGGCTTTTTGTAGTGGGTTTCTAACTTTGTTAAAAAGGCTGCTGGTGGTTGAAGAACTGGTTCTGGAACATCCGGACCAACGTCGGGCTGCTCTACGAAACCCTGTTTGGGCGGCTGCTCCTTGGCGTAAGATTCCGGGGGAGGGGGTGCCACAAAGCCCTGCGGTTCTTGTGGGACTGTTACCTGCGGGGTTGCGCGAGGCTGTCCAAACCCCTGACTGAACACGCCACCCAACGCGGCACCTACGGATTGTTGACCGTTTTCTTGGATACGCTCCCGAGTTTCGGGCTTGCCACGGTTGTTAATCTTGTTGAGGCGGTCGTAGCCAATGATTTTAGCAATGTGCGGAGAGACTATAACTTCGCCGCTAGAGACGGCCACGTCTATTAGTTTAGCAGATTTTCCAGTATTGTCAACCCCTACACCCTGCTTTTGTGCTTGTTTTTCAGCTTCGAGAATCATTTTCTTGATGTCGAGGCTTCCCGCGAACTCCACGGCGGCTGCATTGATAACAAATGCGCCTTCAGGAAGTTGGGTTGGGCGGTTGTCCGCAACAGTCTGGTCTTCAGGGACTTGCTCTGGTGGACGGTCTACAAAGCCACTAGCTGCGGCTGCAGCACCGGGTGCGCCACCCATAGCCAAGCCCACGCGACCGCCCAACGCACGGAAGCTATCAAATCCTCCGCCCATACCGCCGCCGCCGTAGGCTTCCGCCTCATAGCTACTCTGCGTCTGGCTCGCGCTTTCTTGAACTGCGCCGCTGTCAAAGCCGCCTTGAAATCCACTCTGAGATATCGAGTATTGGGTCGGCGTACCCGCTGGCGAACCACCGTCATCACCCTGTTGCGTCTGGGCTTCGATAACAGTTTGAGTAACTGCCGGAGCAGGTGCGAGCTTCTGGGTTACTTCTGCTGCTGCGGACGCGTTCTTGATGTTTTGAACAGCCTGTCCTAAACTAATTGTGCCGCCACGGGCTTGGGAAAGTGCATCTTGAAACTGGTCGTACGTAATTCCGGCACTAGCTGCTGCCGTCTCGGCCATTCTTTTAGTGCCATACGCTCCTGAAGAACCGAAACGAGGGGCGTAGACAGTGCCATTAGAACGGTAAAACCCGTCCATAGGATTGCCGGATACCTGCAAGCCGCCTGACTCAACTACTGTCTGACTCTTACTGGGGTCGAGCATGTTGTAACGACCTCTGGTCGGGTCGAAACCCTGACTAATTGCTTCGAGGGCTTTTATTTGTTCGTGGCTCATGCCCTGCGTGTTACCGGTGTACGTTCCGGAGCCGGGGGCACGGGTGATACCCATGTTGCCAATGGAGATGGCAAATCCTGTATCAATTTTAGCTAGGTCTATTCCTGCGTTAGCAGAAGTCGCGGCCCGAATCTTTGCCAAGTCGGAATATTGCTTCGAGTGTACTACGTCAGCAACCGCCCCTAGAACACCCGCAGGACGAAAGCTATTAAATCCAAAGGCGTTCTTTACCGTAGTGCCGCCTATGAATGTTCCGGCAACGGCCCCTACAGGACCGCCAGCCAAGCCCACCATTCCACCCGCAAGCTTCTTGGAGTCTTCTGGCGTTAGTTTGCCTGTCAGCAGCCGTTCTGCACGAGACGGCAAGTCCTTGACCTTTTCAGTTGTAGTCTTAACTTCGGACGAGAACCCCGCACCGAGGTCGATGTCTGCAAAGTTGCCCGTCACACCCGGTTCGATTATGTTCTGAACCAAGCCTAGACGGTCCTTCGGGGCACCCGCCGACCCTTCAATGTAAGCAGAATAACTGTCAAAAGGAGTTCCACCCATCGGAGTTCCGGAATTGAAGAATCGCACAGTAGAGGCTTCTGTTGTTCCCTCTCCACCATATAAGGGCTGGTCTAGAACCTGTCGCAAGTCCGCACCTGCATCAGAGTCGTCGTCTTGGTCACGAGCCATAGGTTCGGCAAGTTCGGTGATATCTTCGTCAGGGTCAACGTCGATACCTGTCTGCT